ATGGCCATATTATATATTTTCAATTGCTGGAATAGATATAGCAATTTCTTTCTTTATGTATCTACCATTTAGAAAAAGTAAAAAAGCAAAATATGCAAGTTGGAAAAAATATTAATACATGTAAAAAAGAGCTTGTTGCAAATTAAACTATTGAAATGAAAATAAAAAATATTTTTAATTCATCTCAAATACTATGAAAAACCTATATTTCAAAAAGTGAATGGTGTTAGTTGTGGTGTTATTAGGTATTTGATAATAAGCAATAATCCAATCTTTAAATAACAAAAAACCTCTCTTAAATTTATCAGGAGAGGTTAATTTTTTATGATAAAAGTTTCATAGTTTCTTCTAGGTCATCTAACTCTTTATGGGTATAAATAGACTTTGTTAAATTAACATCTGTATGCCCAATCATTGTTGTTAAGGCTACATCATTTGCTCCAACTTTATTCATCATACTGGCAAAAGTATGACGAGTATCGTGTGGAGTATGAGGTGTTCCTAGCTCTTTCATTAATTTAATCATATTATTCCTAAAAGTTTCATAGCTTGCTTTCTTATTTTCTTTCCAGGTATAAAGGTACTCTTTTTCCTCAGCTAAAAAGAAATCAATGATAGGTTTTATCCTATTGTGAATCGGGACAGGTCTTATTCCAGCCTCAGTTTTTGCTTCTCTTACATAGATAAAATTATTCAGTATATCATTTTTAGTAAGAGATAAAAATTCATCAATCCTCATACCCGTATAAATCATAACACAAAGAGCTTTTGCTATTCTGTTATCTAATGTAAAAAGATTGTCTATTTCTGCTTTTTTAAATGGAATAATTTCCTTTACTTTTATTTTTTTCTTTAAGATTAGAAGTGTTGCATAGTTTTTATCTACAATTTCATACCTCATACCATACTGATACATTAGTGATAGTACAGCTCTCACTGATTCTTGAATTTGTCTAGTTCTTATTTCATTAAAGAACTCTTGAAGTTCCAAAGTCTTTAATTCTGAGAACACTTTATCTTTAATTTTTGAAATATAAGCAGTATAAGCACTCTCGTAGTGCTCCATTGTAGTTTCTTTCACTCTTTCTCTGTGTTCTACTATCCATCTATCATAAACATCTTTAACTGTTAATTTCTTCAAAAAGAATCCTTCTTTTTGTTTTGCATACTCGTACAAAGCCATATCTGCTTCTGACTCTTTTCTGAAATATCCTAAACTTTTTCGGATTGGTACACCTTCTAATGAAAAGCCGATAGTAACTAAGGCTTTGTACGGATTCTTTAAATTTCTACCTTTTACTTTATACACAGTACCCATTCCATTAGCTCTTCTTCTTGCCATTAAAAAATCACACTCCTTTCAATTTGCATATTAAAACTGAGTGTGATATAATCTAAACAGATGATATAGAAGAGTACCACACTCTTGAAGCCTTTTAGTTGTTGGTAGCAACTGAGAGGCTTTTTTTATTATTTTAATAATTATTTGGACTAAAAAGTCTAATTTTTATAAAATATTAATCATACATTTTTACAGATTCAATTAGTTTATCCTTAAAATTATATAAATCATTTATAGAGTTTATTGCAATCTTAGGTCCCCTATCAGTTTTATTTCCTTCTTCATCAAGTTCTGGAAAAACCAAATAACCGGATCATTATCTTTTATATTTTTTGAATGTTTAAGAATCTGCATTTTATAAATTTTACCATTTAATTTGACTCTTCCAACTTGTCCGGCTACTGGATGAATAAAATTTAATGTTCCATCTGATAAACGATTTATAGAAAATTGTTGATAAAATTCATTTTGATTTAATAGTTTCAAAAAATGATTTATAAAAATTTCTTCATTTTGGCTAAACTTTTCATTTGAATCTACATAAAATTTTGAATAATCTATCTCCATATTTTCCTCTTTTTTAAAATTTAGTAATTGACATTACAACTTTCCCATATTCTTTAAATTCTTCCGCTTCCTCAACAACTAAGTCTTTGTATTTGTCATTATAAGAATGAAGAACAACTGTATTTCCATAAACTTTCTTTTGTTTCACATAAGATTTTTCATTATAAGAAAAAGCTCCAACTTGACCATTTTCAATCATTGAGTCCCTTCTAACTATAATGATTGAACCTGAATCTATTTTATCTTCCATACTATCACCTTTCACTATAACTCCAAAACATTCTTGCGGATTTTTCAATCCAGGAATGGCTACCATTTCTATAAACTCTGCTTCTTCTGAACCATATCCAGCAGAGATTGAACTATATAAAGGTATCATAACAAACTCATCTCCATTTATAACAGTATTCATATCTATATTTGATTCTTCTTGTTTTTTTTCTTTTTCTAATCCCATTAAATAAGTAGGAGTAGTCTTTAAAACTTCGGCTAAAGGAATTAATTTATCAATTCCCATATTTTTTACATCATTACTTTCATACCTTGAAATTAAACTTTCAGATACTCCAAGTTTTTCAGCAACATCTTTTAAAGTTAATCCTAATTCCTTTCTTCTTTTTTTTATAATTTCATTAACTTTCATTAAGACACCTCCTTTTATTTATGAATGAATTATATAACTTTTTTTGATTTTTTTCAAGTTTTTTTTATAAGTTTAAAAAATTTTTTTGAGTTTTTTCAAAAAAATGGTTGACAAATTTTATAAGTTAAGTTATAATCAAACTAACTTGAGAATACTCAAGAATTAAAAAGGAGGTGAAACCATGATAAATACATTAAAATTAAAGGCTAGATTAAAAGAAAAGAATTTAACACAAGAGGAGGTTGCTAATAAGTTAGGAATGAATCCATCTACTTTTAATAAAAAAATTAATAACGAAATTGGAGAAACATTAACAATTCAAGAAGCTACTAATTTAAAAGAAATTCTTGATATACCAAATACAGATGTATTAGATATTTTTTTTGCTAACTAACTTGAGAATACTCAAGAATTAAAAAGGAGGCACTATGAATAAAAATTATGAAGAAGAATTAGAAGATGAAATGGAAAAGGATAACAGAACAGATTGGGAGTATGCAAATGGCTATCGTAGAAATAGGTATACATGTGCTGACTGTATCCATAGTGATTGTGATGGTAATCAATTATGTAGCTTATTTGAGCCTTGGTAATTGAAAGGAGGATTATGAAAGAAATAATAACTTGCTATTTAATATCAGAAGTTATTACAGTTATAACATTTCTGATGATAATGCTTATAGCAAAGAGAGAACACTATCAGACACCAATATTTTCTTTTTGCTTTCTCTTGATATTAAAAGTAATTCTGCTTTTTCTTGTAATAAATTTGGATTATTAGTAGAAAAAGCAAAAGAAAGTTTTATAAATTCTCTGTACTGTAAAGATTTTTCAATATTTTTTTGATTAAAAAGTCTATTGATAACTGGATGAGTACCTAGTCTATTTTCAGTTTTTAGTCTTGATAAAATTTCTTCTTCATAACCATCTTGATAAAAATATTTTGTTGAATTTGGTTCGAAGGGACTATATTCCTTATTGTTAACTATTAATGAAATGCTTTTAAAACTAAATGGAACTTGTGAAGTATTTACTATTTCAAAATCTACAACAAGTAAACCTTCTTTAAAAAAGTAAGTTTTAAAATCTTCAACTTTAAAATGTGCAAAAGTTAAGTATTTATCTCTGATGGTTAAAAAAGCTAAAAAGAATGTAACAACAGTATTTAAAGCTAATAAATAAGGACTAGAAAAGAAATTTAAAATACTTTTTAACATAGAATAAACACCTCATAGTAATTTTTAATTAAATTATAACACAAAAGGAGAGAAGAAAAAATGGAAGATTTATATTTTATATCAGAGTCAACAAAAACTATATTTGGCTTGGTTAAGTTAGGAGGAAAGCAACAAATGGATTTTCTTGGAATAGATTATGGACACTATTCTAATAAGGAATTGGCTAAGAGTTGGTACACAGAAACAAAAAGAAAAATAGTTGGTAGTAAGCATCCAAAATTAGAAACAGCATTAGTAAATTTAGAAAAACTTTATAAGGGAATGAAATAAGGAGGAAGAAAGATGAAAAGAGTAATAGAAAAAATAAATGAGGTTTTAAAAACAAGAAAGAGCATTGAATATATTGAAATTCGTTACAACAATAAAAAAATAGGATATTTTGCTACAAAACAATATTTACAAAATAAAGGAATAGAAACAACAGATGGAATGATATTTTTTGAAAAAAATTACATAGATAATATAAAAGAATTAATTAAAAAAATAGTAGTAGCAAAAGAAACAAGAATATGTGGAGATTATTATGGGGACAGTTTTAGTGGTTGGTTGATTGAAGAGATAAATTTTTGTGAAGAATAAGGAGGAACAATGGTACCTTGGAGTATTTTTATAAAATATTGGAGAGATGAAAGATTAAAAGGTTTAACACTTATTGAAGCTGGAAAATTAATATTAGAATGGGAGGCTGCGAATGAAAAAGAAAAATTTTAAAAAAGTAACATTTTTTAACTATTTAAAGTTTAAGGTTAAATGGATATTTAGAGTTCTTAATTATCCTTTTAAAAAACTAGAAAGCTGGATGTGATGTACATGAAAAAGAATAGTTATACAGTTGGAGAAGCTGCAAAACTAAAAAGTCGCACTCCACAATTTATTAGAGAACAAATAAAGGCTGGAAAAATTCCTGGGTGCACTGCAACAAAAATAGGACCAAAGAACTGGTCTTATGATATTCCAAAATTAGCATTTGATAACCATTTAAGAGGTGCGAATGCATTAGATATAGAAACTATAAAAGAGGCAGTAAAGATAGCTTTTAAAGAAGTAATAGAAGAAATGACAGAAAAAGAAATAGAAAGGAAGTTAGCACAATGAAGAAATTAGCAATAGTTTTAGCAGCAATACTGGCTATAAATAAAATGAAAACATCTGAAGCAGGCGACCAAACCAAATCAGATGTTCAAAACAAATAGGGTAGGTATTACTCTACTTGCCCTTGATTTTACTACAAATATTAAAAAATATCAAGGAGGAATTTATGTTAGTTTATGTATCACACCCAAATACTGGGGAAGAAGATAAAAAAATAGTTGAGGATTTTATAAAAGAAAACTTAAAAAAATATAAAGACATAACATTCATATCACCAATACACACATTAGATTGGCAATATGATGAAAATACTCAACCTTCAAAAAAAATGAATGACCATGTTGAGCTATTATCAAAATGTGATGTCATCGTTATGAAAACATTAAAAGATGTTATGCACTATCCTGAATGCTTGTTAGAAGCAGGATATGCGAAAGGTAAAGCAATTTCTTTTGTAGTGTGGGACGAATTTGATAAGTACATGAAAAGATTTGATGATGATTTTGAAGAAGATGAGGACTAGGTGATATAGATGGTAAAAGCAAAATTTGTAGACAAAATTTTGGAAGTTATGCAAGAAGAGGCAGACAGAATTTACATAACTAGAAGAGATGTAGATATTTATTTTAAAAAAAATATTGACGATGAAGGAATGGCTGAAATATCAAAATTTGTTTACTCATTAGAGTTAGGAAATCAAGTTGAAGATTACAGAATTTCTATTGACTATGAATTAAAAACAATAGAAATACATAGAGGTACTAATTTTGTATGTTTAAGAAACTTTAATAGTTGTAATGGGAAGATTTGGACTGCTATTTTAGAGGATTTGGAAAAAGATAAGGTGAAAAATAATGGGAATTAATGTAAATCAATTTTATAGAAACATAGATTGCCCAAGAGAGTTTATTTGTGCTCACTGTGGGGCAAGAGTTTATGTAACAGATGTTAAGGATAAAAGAGTTAAATATTGCAGTGCAAAATGTGAAAAACAATATTGGAGAGAAAAAAGTAAAGCAGATGCTGCTTATAAGAAAAGAAGCAGAGAAAAAACACTTGGTATGAGAAATTACAGTAAAAAAGAAATGGCTATTAAGTTATACAGAGAAAAGAAAGAAGCAGAAGAAACTGAAAACATAGGAGGGAAAAAATGAGCAATACGCTACTAGATTTGAATACAAAGCTATTTGAACAAATGGATAAATTGAGTAAAGAAGATATAGGTCCAGAAGAATTAGAAAAAGAAATAGCTAGAAGCGAATCTATGATAAAGATAGCAAATGTAATCATAAGTAATGGAGATTTGGCTTTGAGAGCTGCTAAATTTAAAGATGATATGATGAATGCTGATAATAAGCTACCTAAGATGTTAGAGGGTTAGATTATGAAAAAATACACAGATGACATTATAGATTTTTTAAGGGAAATTGCTCTTGGAAAAACTTATAAAGAAATAGTTGAAATATTTAATAAAAAATATGATTTAGAGATGACAACAAAAAAGTTAAGTAGTCTCCTTGGTAGAAAAAAAATAAAAACAGGAACTGCTGGATGTTTTAGAAAAGGTTTTATTCCGTGGAACAAAGGAAAGAAAGGGTATATGGGAGCTAACAAGACATCTTTCAAAAAAGGTAACAAACCAAAGAATTGGAGACCTGTTGGAAGTGAAAGAATAGATTCTAATGAATATACTCTGATAAAAGTTTCCAATGAAGGTGGTATGTGGAAGAGATGGGCTCTGAAACATAGAGTTGTATGGGAACAACATCACAAGAAGAAGATTCCAAAAGGCTCTGTGATTATCTTTGCAGATGGTAATAAGAACAATTTAAGTATTGATAATCTGCTATGTGTTACAAGAGAAGAATTAAAGGTATTAAATAGGTGCAGATTAATCAGTTCTGTCCCTGAATTAACTAAGACAGGATTAAATGTTGCTAAGTTAAAAATTAAGTTGGCAGAAATAAGAAAGGAGAAAAAAGGTTGAATATAAAAGAATATCTATCTTTAAATAGAAATAAAATTATTTTAGCTTTTGATAAAGAAGATATAAAAGATTTATTAAAGTTTAAAGAAATAACTAAAAATGAAACTATGAAAGGAATAATAGTATCTGGAAAATATATAGGGTTTACAGATACATATAGATTGTTTGCAGTAGAAGATACAGATAAAGAAAGAAAAGGTGTAGATGATCCAAAACTATACTCTATAACTTTATTAAATGAGTTATTTAAAGCTGAAACAATAGCAATATTAAATAATGGTAAATTAGCTATTCAAATAGGAACTGAAATAACAGAATATGAAGCTCTAAACAAAAAAGCATTAAATATAAAAAAAGTTATTGAAAGCTATGAATATACAACATTTTTAAAATCTAGTGTTGTAAATAAAACTACAACAGATGTAGTTTGGAAAATGCTAAAACTAACAAAATTTGATACAAGAAAATATTTTATTTTTAAAGATAACAAAGTAAGAGTTGAAGCTTATCCAAATGAGGACTCAAAATTAATACTAGATGACTTGTTTGAATATAACAAAGATAATTTAGATATTAAATTTAACTTAAATGTTAAATACATTGATTTATGGCTAAAATACATAAAAAATGAATTCTTTAATATAAGTTTAAGCACATCTAATAGTGCTATTAAATTCAGTAATTGCAACATAACTTATATAGTTATGCCAATGAGAGTTTTATAAAAAATGGAGGAAGAACAATAATGAATATAAAAGAATTAAAAGCAGAAGCTAAGAAATTAGGATTAGTTGGATATAGTCAACTAAATAAAGAAGATTTAGAGTACCTTATAGCCGTTTCTAAACAAGAGGTTATAGAAATGTCTAAGGAGGAGTTTAAAGCCTCTCTATCAAACCATAATGAAGTATACGGCTATGATAATGAAGAAGATTGGCATAAGTTGAGAGAAAAAAGAATTGGTGGATCTGATGTAGGAGCTATCTTAGGAGTGAATCCATATAAAAGTATTATAGATGTCTATATAGACAAGACAGAAGGAAGTACTTTTAAAGGAAATGAGGCTACACACTGGGGGCATATGTTAGAGGGAACTATTTTAAAAGAGTTCTCAAATAAACATAAAGACTTAATTGTATATGAAGTTCCTTACTCGGTTGTAAATGATTTTTTAATTGCTAATTTAGATGGAGCATTAAAAGATAAAGAAACAGGAGATTATGGAGTTTTAGAAATAAAAACCACATCTCTTTGGAATAAAAAAGACTGGGAAGATGATGTAATACCTCAGTATTATTATGCACAAGTGCAACATTATTTAATGCTAACAGGTTATAAATTTGCATACATAGCTGTATTAATTGGAGGACAGCAATATAAGGAATTTAAAGTAGAAAGAAACGAAGAAGATATAGAGCTTATTAGAAAAAAAACAACTGAGTTTTACAATGAAAATATTTTAAAATTAATACCTCCAATGCCAGATGGAAGTGATGCTTATATGGATCATTTAAAGAAAAGGGCAATGGAGATAGAGGATAATACAGTTATAGAATTTATGGATTTAGAAGGAAAGGCTGCAAAAATTAAAGAATTAAGTAAAGAAATTAATTCTTTAAAGAAAGAACAAGATCTATTTAAAGAAGAAATAATGCTAGAACTAATAAATAATGGAACTCAAAAAGGAGTTGCTGGAAAATATAAATTTAATATTCAAAGCAGAAAAAGTCCTGATTTTGAGGCTATGGCAAAAGAAAATTTAGAATTAATGGAACAATATAAAGAATTAGAAAGTAAACATCAAAAAATATCAAAATTTTTAATGGTTAGATAATAAAGGAGAGTAGATAGAATGAGTACAACAACAGCAAAAAACAGTTTAACAACAAACAATGGAGCAACAGTAACAAAAAAAGAAAATAAGCAAAAAACAATATTTGATGTAATACAAGCAGGAGCAAAACAATTTGCAACAGCACTACCAAAACATATTAATAGCGATAGATTTGTCAGAATAGCAATAACAACTATAAGACAAAATCCAAAACTTGCAAAATGTAGTCAAGAGAGCTTGTTAGGGGCATTGATGGTATCTGCTCAACTTGGATTAGAACCAGGAACTTTAGGACAATGTTATTTAATACCATTTGAAAATAAGAAAGCTGGTACTGTTGAGTGCCAGTTTCAAATAGGTTATAAAGGACTAATTGAATTATTAAGAAGAAGTGGACAATTATCTGATATATACAGTTATACAGTGTATGAAAATGATGATTTTAACATTGAGTATGGATTATCAAGAACATTAGTACACAAGCCAAATTTTACCGATAGAGGAGAAATAAAAGGCTTTTATGCAGTAGCAATATTAAAAGATGGAGCTAAGGCATTTGAGTATATGACAAAAGATGAAATTACAAAACATGAAGAAAAGTACAGAAAAGGATCTTATAAAAATGATGTATGGAATAAGAATTTTGAAGAAATGGCACAAAAAACAGTAGTTAAAAAGCTATTAAAATGGTTACCAGTATCAGTTGAATTTCTTGAAATGGCTGCAAAAGATGAAAAATCATTTAAAGTTGCTGATGAAAAAACTGGTGAGACAGAAGAAATTATAGTATTAGACGATGGAATGGTTGTCAATGGAGAAACAGGAGAAGTTATAGAAGAGCCAAAAGAAATTGAAAAAGGTGCTTTTGATGACACTATGGTTCAAGGACTTTTTAAAGATAATAAATAGGAGGCAACTATGAATGAAATGATAGTTAAAAATAAAGATAAAATAACAAGTTTAGAAATAGTAGCAGAAATAAATAAGTTTAGAAAAGAAGAAGGAAATAAAAATGAATTAAGACATGATAATTTATTGCAAATTATAAGAGATGAGTTTTCAGAAGAAATCTCACTCCTAAAAATTCAGGAGTCAACTTATAAAAATGATAGAGGCAGAGAATACCCAATGTTTATTTTAAGTCTTAATCAAGCTAAGCAAATTTTAATGAGAGAAAGTAAATTTGTTAGAAAAGCAATGATTAACTATATAGAAAAGTTAGAGGAACAAATTAAAAATCCATTTGCTAACTTATCTATACAACAAATGATGATAGCAACTTTACAAGAACAAGAAAAGATTGTAGATAGAGTAGAAGTATTAGAAAACAAAGTAGATAATGAAATAAGAGTTGATAATGGTGAACAAAGAAAAATCCAAAGAGCAGTTGCTACAAGAGTATATCAAAGATTAGATATTGTTCCAGAATTAATAGAAGATAAAAAATACATGTTCCAAGCTATATACAGAGATTTAAAAGATAGATTTGGAGTAGCTAGTTACAGAGACATAAAAAGAAAAGATTTAAGAGATTGTTTAGAATATGTTTCTGCTTGGATAGAACCAGCGGACCTAAGAAGTAAATAGGAATGGCACAAAGGAGGTAGAGGAGCTTGGAAGAAAAAGAACCTTATTTCCAAGTTCCTAAAAGCCTTTTTAGGTTAAGAAAGAACAACGAAATAAGTTTGATTGCAATATTTATTTATATGTTAATGCTAGATAGATATAAGTTATCTGAATCCAATAGCTGGGTAGATAAAGAAGGAGAAGTATATATTTTCTATTCTTATGAAGAATTAATGGAAGATTTAGGCTTAAAAAAGAAAAATACTATCTCTAATGCATTAAAAGAATTAGAAAATTTAAAGCTAATTAAAAAGAAAAAAAGATATAAAAATTCTTCGGTATATTACCTGGAAAATGTAGGTAACCAAAAGTTACTTTTAGAAAATGAAAGTAACCAAAACGACAATGTAGGTAACCAAAAGTTACTCCGACCGACCAGTCAAAGTAACCAAAAGTATACGCTAATAAGAACTACATATATTAATAATAATAATAATATAAATAATAATAACAATGTTATAGATCCTGCTCTAAAAAATGAAATTCATTTACTACTAAGAGGCAGGAATATAAAAGCTAATCAAATAACTAAAATCTGCATTGACATTCAACGGATTAAAGAAGTTATTGATTATGCTGATAAAAAAGAATTAGGCAATGGATTCATCATAAAAGCTCTAAAAGAAAACTGGAAACTAGGTCTTGATATTCAAGCTAGTTCAAAAAAATCAGGTCTTGACATTCAAGCTGATAAAAATAATTCGTTAGGTCTTGACATTCAAGCTAATGATAAAAACCCTGAAAGTCAGGGAAAAAAAGATTATAGTATGAGCATTGATGAGGCATTGAAAAGGAGCAGAAATAAAAAATGATAAAGGCTATAAATGAGATAGCTTCTGTTTCTGATATAAAAAATCTGGAAATTTCAGAGGAAGAAAAAATAAAAAATGAGCATTCAAAAATACTTGAAAGATGTGAAATTTGTAAAGAAGTTATTAGATATAAGACTAATAATTATGAATTTATGAGAGATTGTAAATGTATGAGAAAATATAGAGTTGAAGCAAGGCTTAATAAATTCAGAAGTTTATCTATAACTGATAGAAATTTTAAAAGTGATATTTTTATGAATGCAAAAATTGGAAAAAGTGGAGCAGAAGCTGAATTATATAGAAAAATAAAAAACTATGTAAAAGGTTTTGATGAGGTTTTGAAGCTAAATGATGGACTGTTATTTAGAGGAGATGTTGGAACTGGTAAAACTTTTCTGGCAAATTGTATTTGTAACTTCTTGATAGACAGAGGATATGCAGTTTTAAGTTTTAAACTTGCAGATTATCTAAGAGTTTTAAGAGAAGATTTTGAAAAGAAAACAGGACTTGAAGGTAAGTTGTTAGAGGCTACAAAAGAAGCAGATATGCTATTCATAGATGATTTAGGTAGTGAGAAATTATCAGAGGATTGGGGAAAAGAAAAATTTAATTCCTTAATAGATACTAGATATGGAGCAAAAAAGCCTATTCTAATAACTACAAATCTTACAGCAACAGAAATGATTGACTTTCTAAGATATAGGAAATCAGATAAAATCTTAGATAGAATTAACCAAATGACTAAAACTTTTGATTTTACATGGGATACAAAAAGAAAACCAAATAAAAAAAGTTTTTGGGAGGAATAAAAAATGTCGAATAAATGGCAAACATTTGAAATTTCTCTTGAAAGAATTTTTATAGAAAAAGAAACTAAAAAAGCTTATTTGTTTAAATTTGAGATAGGTTTATTTGAAGATTATAGTTTCTGGTATCCAAAAGTATTAGTAAATAAAATGTGTGAAAGCGTAATAATTTCATATCAAAATAATGAAGAATTTCCAAAAAAGGTATTACTTAACAAGAAAAAAGAACTAATTTTATCAATGCCTAAATTAATTGTGCTTTTAGATAAAGCAGAAGTAAATTTTTATGACGATATAGAAAGATTAGAAACTTATATTCCAGAAAAAATTTTTAAAGAGGTTGAAATAGATGAGGAATTACTTGCCTGATCAATTAAATTGTATAAAAAAATTAAAAAGATTTAAAGTTGGAGCTTTATTTATGCAAGCAGGAACAGGGAAAACTCAAACTGCTGTTGGTATTATAAATTCAAGAGAAGATATAGATAAAGTTTTATGGTTTACACCTTGTCAAACTAAGAAAAATTTAAAAGAAGAACTTAAAAAATGTTTTTTAAAATATGAAGTTGAAATAGTGGGAATAGAAACTTTAAGTAATTCTAAAAAAACTTACTTTGAATTATTAAATAAATATTCTAACTGTAAATTTTTCTGTGTTGTAGACGAAAGTATAAAAATAAAAAATTACTGTGTAAGAACTCAAAGAATAACAACAATTGGAAGAAAAGCAAAGTACCGTTTAATTTTAAATGGTACTCCTCTTTCAAAAAATTATCTGGATTTATATAATCAATTTAATTTTTTGAGTGAGAAGATTTTCAAAATGAATTATAACGAATTCTATAATACATTTGTTATAGAAAAAAGAGTTGTTAAAAATCGTGTAATTAAAAAAAGATGGTTAGAAGGTTTCACGAATCTTGATTATTTATTTAGTTTAATAAGTCCTTTTATTTATAAAAGTGATTTGAAGCTAGATATAAAAAAAGAAACTAAAATTATTGAATATGTAGCAGAAGATAAGGTGATTGAAGAATATCTGATTTTAAAAAAAATCTTTATTGAAGGTATCAGAACAGAAGATGGACAACTATTAGGAAATCTTCAAAAATTACAACATTCTTATGCTGCTAGTTTAAACAAAAAAAATGAATTAAGAAATCTTTTAAAAAGTTTTAAAAATGAAGGAGTCCCAACAAAAAAGATAATTATTTTTTATAAATATTTAGTTGAAGAAGAAATATTAAAAAATGAATTTAGTGACTATACCTTGTTAAGTTTACAGAAACATACATTTGGACTAAATTTACAAGATTCTAATATAATTATTTTTTACAACTTATCCTGGGATTATGCACTAATGGAACAAGCAGAAAGTAGGATATATAGGACAGGACAAAAAGAAGATTGTAGAATATTCTATTTAATTTCTACATTTGGATTAGATGAAATGATCCAAAATAATTTAAAAAAAAAGGAAGATTTCTTATGGGAATTAAAGCAAAAAACCATACAAGAAATTGAGGAGAAACTATGAAGATATATAAAAACCAAGATGTTTTATCTGCTGCAAGAGATAGATATAAATTTATTTTTAATAATTTTGACAATGTTTGTTTCTCTTTTAGTGGTGGAAAAGACAGTTCATTGATGATACAAATAGCTAATATAGTAGCTAAAAAACTTAATAAAGTTTTTGATGTTATGTATATTGATTTAGAAGCTCAATATAAACATACTATTGAACATGTGTATGAACTAAAAGAATTAAGCCAAATTAGAGACTTCTATCATATAGCTTTACCACTTTATTTAAGAAATGCAGTATCTGTTTTGCAACCAAAATGGATCTGCTGGAAACCAGAGGATAAAGAACTATGGGTAAGAGATTTACCAGAAGATAGTATAAATTTAACAAATAATTATCTACTATTTTATAATAGAGTCATGGAATTTGAAGAATTTGTTCCTTCTTTTAATAAATGGTATGCAGATACCAAAGGTGGAATGTGTGCTGTTGGAGTTGGAATAAGAGCTGATGAAAGTCTTAACAGATTTAGGACAATTGCGTTACCTAAAAATAAAGTGATGTTTGAAAATAAACCCTGGACCACTCAGATTTATAAAAATACTTTTAACTTTTATCCATTATATGACTTTAAAACCCAAGATGTTTGGGGAGCGGTATCATTATTAGATTTAAAATATAACAAAATTTATGAATTGATGTATAAAAATGGATTATCTATTCATGAGCAAAGATTATGCCAACCTTATGGTGATGATCAAAGAAATGGACTGGACCAGTTTAAAGCTCTTGAAGCTGATACTTGGGAACAAATTTTGAATAGAGTTAATGGAGTTAATTTTGGAAATATCTATTGTAGAAGTTATGCATTAGGAAATATAAAATCTTTTAAGCCTGATTTTATGACTTGGGAACAATATACTGTGTTCTTATTAGAAAGCTTAGGACTTTATAATAAAGATTTAATGCTTCATTACTATGGAAAAATTAAAAAGTTCATGGAATGGTATAAAACACATAAAAACATAGACATTATTCCACAAGAAGGTGATTTAAAATTAGAACAACAAAAGAAAATTATTTCCTGGAGAAGAATTGCAAGAGCAATTGAAAGGAATGATTTCTATATGAAAAGATTATCTTTTGGTGAAAATAAAAAAGACAATAAAAAATTACAGCACCTAATGAAAAAATATAATAACTTATTGGAGGTAAAAAGATGAAAGAAATATCAATGGAAGTTTTAAATGTTCAAATGGTTGATATAAATAGAGTTATAGCTAATGACTATAACCCAAATAAAGTAGCAAAACCTGAGATGAAATTATTAGAAAGGTCAATAATAGATAATGGTTTCTGTATGCCAATTATTTGTATCTATGACAAAGAAAATGACAAATATGTTATTGTTGATGGCTTTCATAGATATACTGTTTCATTGAAATTACACCTGGAACAAGTTCCAATTGTTGTTTTAAAACACGATATTAAAAAGAGAGTTGCTGCAACAATTCAATTCAATAGAGCCAGGGGAACACATCAAATTCCTGAGATGGCAAAAATTGTTTTATCTCTTTATGAGAAAGGTTGGAATGATTTAGAGATATCTGAACATTTAGGGATGGACTTGGATGAAGTTATAAGGTTAAAACAAATGAATGGATTAAAAGAGGCATTTGCTAATCATATTTTTTCTAAAAGTTGGGAAGAATTTGAAAGAAGTATAGGTGATGAAAAAATATGATTTTTATAAGTGGGAACACTCCTAGCTCAAAAAATAGTAAAAGAATAATAACAATTACCAATAAAAAAACTGGGAAGAAAACAACAAGGTTGATAAATTCAGAAGTTACAGAAAAATATATTAAAAACTCAAAAGCAGATTGGATGATAAATAAGAGTAAATTTTTATCAACGGTCAAAAACAAATCAAAACCTTATAAAATTGAGTTATTTTTTATCAGAGATTCAAGAAGAAAATTTGATTATATAAATGCTGCACAAATAGTTTTTGACTTAATGCAGCATTATGGCTACATAGAAGATGATGATAGTCAAAACATAATACCAGTTTTCAAAGGGTTTGAAGTTGATAAGGTTAGGGCAGGAGTAGAAATAAGTGTAATTTAATTTTTTAAGGAGGCTAACAATGGAAAATAAAAATATAGATAATATAAACAACCCGAATCACTATAAACTTGATTGTGGGGTTGAAAGTATAGAAATAATCAAAAGAGTTTTGGGATTAAAAGGCTTTGTAGCTTTCTGTCTTGGCAATATTCTTAAATATTTAATCAGAGCAGAAAAGAAGAATAAGGCAGAAGATTATAAGAAAGCAGCTAAGTATTTGGAATGGGTAATAAAAAGTGAAAGTTCTGATAAATACAATATTGCTGAATATTCAGAGCCCGATGATTTATTTAAAATTTTTAATGTTGAATGGAGTCAAATTATTTCTGAAATAGCTAAAGATTTAAGCATAGAAAATGCTTTTGAATTAGATTCTATTTTTAGAAATATTTTTAGTGAAAATTATGAAATGGCTAGAGACATCCTGGATGATTTTATAAAAGAATATGAGGAATAGGCTATGGCAATTAGAAATAAAAAAGAAATGGAAATATTTTATAAAAAAGCTCTAAAAAAGATATTAAGTTTTAGAACTGATGAATTAACAATAGAAGAATTTACACAAGTTAAGAGATATGCTGAAAAGCTAGAAGTTTATAGATTTGTGAGGAGGAAGCAATGAACATTAATAAAATAAAAGAAGATAAGTATGAAATTAATGAAAGAACTTTAAATTTATTATTAGATGCATATTACACAATGGAAGCGTTGCAATGCGGAGGAGTAGACAACTGGAACGATTACTGTGATTCTATAAATAGATACAGAGAAGAAGAAGAAAAACGCAGAGAGAAAAAGTTTGAATATTGGGATGAATTTATAGAAGACGTCATAAATGAAATAGAATAATGGGGGATAATATGAAAAAAGAAAATGTATTAGAGATAGAAGCTCGAGAAGTATTTGATAGAGTAGCAATAAGAATTAAATATCAAAATTTTGAAGTATTGAAAAGAGGAGAATTTTATGATGGAGAAAGAAAAGTAGAGAGTGATTGGGCACCAGAATATATTAAGGATAATAATAAGTTATATATACAAGGTAAAGATGAAAGTGAAGATAGTAGAATATTTTTGGTTGATAAAGAAGATTTAAAAAAAATATTAGAAATAGTAAATAAAATAAATGAAAAATATGGAATACCTAAAAGATGGAGAGGCAAAAGAAGTGATAAATATTTCAGTATATTTGGAGATAGTGAAATTTCAGAAATCACAGATAACTATTTCCCAGAAGATCAAAGGAGATATGAGTGGGGAAATTACTTCAAAACGGAAGAAGAAGCAGAAAAAGTAAAAGAAGAACTAGACAAGTTCTGGGCTAAGGTAAGAGCAGGAGAGATTGGAGGAGATGAATGATATTTTTAATAATGCTTTTAGTTTTAATTTTAATGTTAATGGATGAATAAAAAGGAGCAAAAAATGACTTTTGAACAAGCAATAGAAGAAATTAAAAAAGGTAAAAAAGTTAAACATGAGAATTGGAGAAATATGATAGTTGAAGGGTTTTCTGAAAATCTTATTGATTTAAGAGATGAAGGAGGGTGGTTGCACTACTATACTATTACAGAGTTTACAACAGCTTTTGGAAATTTAAAGACTGGATGGAAGAAATAGCTTGGAGGTTGAAAATGTGGAAGTGTAAAGAATGTGGTTGTACAAATTTTAAATTAGGGATTAGTGGATATGTAGATACAGATTTTAATAGAATTGGGATGAAAAAAATTTATGAAACAACATTGGAAATAATAAATGAAGAGTGTGTAGAGTGCTGTAAATGTGAAAATAATGGTAATTATATACAAAATATAGCTGATTGGGTTGATGATGAATGAATACACCTGAAATGGAAAAATTAATATACTGGTATTTTAAAGAAAGTAGTTTAGTAATTGTTCCTAAAGTTAGTGGCAATAACTGGTGGCTTGATACAGAAGCAGATCCTATGATTTGGAAAAACACCAACATAAAGATGAAAATATTAAAAATTTCTACTATGCTTTCCCAGAAGAAATGAAAGATAAGGCTATTGAACTTATCCCAGAAGAAGCAGGAATATTAATAGCAGTCAAAAAACATTTGAATAGTGGGTATGAATATAGAGATATTGAATGTTATAGAAAGCCTAAAATAAATAAATTGGCTAAGCCAATAAATGATAAAGTCTTAAGTATGATTTATAGATTAGGGTATCTAAGATATTGGAATTATAGAACATCAGATAAGGAAGTGAGATAATGAAATACTTAAAAATAAAAACAACAGATAAAAGAACAATTATAATAGATTTGGAGAAAGTTGTAAGTTATATGGTTGGAGATGATTTTGTAAATGTAAATTATTATGGTAATGATTTTTTTCATTTTACAAGAGAAGTTGATAAGTTTGGGATACAAGTAGAAAATTTTGAAACATTAAGAGTTTTTATACAAAATTTAGCATTAGGAGAAGAAAGATGATTAAAAGACCAGAAAATTTTGAAGATATATTAAAATTACAAAAGCATTTAGATGAAAATTTGAATAATGTTAGAGAAAGAACGCTTAAAGATATTAAATTATCTTTAATAGCAGAAGTAATAGAGTTCAATGAAGAAACACCTGAAAGCCATAAGACTTGGAAAACTAAGCCTTACGACAAAGAAAAAGAATTAGAAGAATTTACTGATATTTGGTTTTTTCTAGCACAAATGGTTAATTTTAAAATAGAAATATCTGATAATTTTGTTGAAATAAAAAATGAAATTACAAAATTATTTGATGATAGAACAAATTTAAAATTAATTTATCAGCCTAATATAGAAAATTTAATTATGAGTGCTCTTTATGGAAATGACTTTCAAATACTCCAAAATTTAATAATTATTTCATATAATAAAGGCTACACAAAAAATGATATCTTAAACTGCTACTGGGAAAAGTGGCAAAAGAATATGCAAAGAATTGGGAAGGAGTGGAACTAATGAAAACACAAGAAGAAATTTATCAAAAAATTAGGGAGTTAGAAAATGATATAGCTGAATTTAAAGATATAATAAATAATAGCACTGACTGGGCTGAAAAAAGTGATTATAACAGTCTTATTTTTGAGGTTGAGAAAAAAATATCATTATTAAATTGGGTATTGGAGGAGTAGTAATGGCAACACAGGAACAAAAGATAATTTTTAGAAAGATGGAAGAAATATTAAGAAATTATCCTAAATATCAGAAAAGAATAAAAATGGAAATAGAAAATTTACAGAATCCACAACTTAAAAAGTCATGTGGTCCTGGTGGACATGGTGGAAGCAACTATAACTTTAAAAGTGAAATGGAGCAGATAGAAGAACTTAAACAAAGAATTTCTAATAATATTAGCAGATATGAGGAAATAATTTTTAGGATAGATGAGTGCCTAAGTATGGTGCAAGACCACAAGGATTATGGATTCATCAAGATGAAGTATTTTGACAAAATGACTTATGAAGAAATTGCTGAAAAGCTAGGGGTTTCTTTAATGAGTACATATAGAATGAGAAATAATATTCTGAGTGCTTTGGAAATACACTTTAAAACACAGAGATTAATAGAGTTTTAATATAGTTTTGTTAAAATCGTGTTAAAAAGCTGTTAAAAATGCGTTATTGTACTGTTAGTTTTTATGTGATAGTATGGTAGCATGTAAGAAATATAGAAGTTCATAAGAACTTCCTCCTTATTGAATATAAATTATTTCAGTAGTTTAAGACTCTACTCTAAAAAAGTCTTAATCTTATGGAGAGTTATGCAAGTCAGGTAAGCGAGTTCTCGAGAGGTTTCGTGGGTTCGAATCCCACACTCTCCATTAAATAATAACATCAACACTTCTGTGGTTCTTATGAACAAATTAAGCTTTTACAGAAGTATTTTTTATTTAGAGAGGTTTTTATGAAAACATATAAAAAACATTTTGATATAGGTTTTAGAGATGGACCAGTATTGTTTGCATTAGGTAAATTATATATAGGAAGCTATATAGATACACATACAACCTTATTAAATAAGGTGCTAGGGCTAAATTTAGAATTTGAAACAGTTGAAGAAAATTTAGATATAAACAGAAATTCAGAAGAAATAACGAGATTTAAGGATATTGAAGGGCAGGTTTTATTTGGAAACTTAGCACAAGGAATCATATACTGGGAGCATTTTAGTAATAAAAAGTTATTGAAGAAAGTTGAGAAGTTAGAACCTAATTATAGGCATAAAATTTTAGCAGAAGTACAAAAGCGAGGATAATTGGAGGTGAAGTAGCATTGAAATTAAATGCAAGACAAAAGAGCTTTATAGGATTTTATTGGGAAACAAGAAATGCTACTGAAGCTGCCAAAAAAGCTGGTTATAGTGAGAAAACAGCATACAGTATAGGACAAAGATTGTTGAAAAATGTTGAGGTAAAAGAGGCGATTGATAAATTAATAGAACAGTCGAGAGCAGAAAATATAGCCAAAGCAAGTGAAATAGAAGAATTTTTAAGTCTTACAATGAGAGGTGAAATACAAGAAGAAGTTGTAGTAGTAGAGGGTGAAGGAGATGGAGTTTCTTCTGCAAGAGTAATGAAAAAACAAGTATCAGCTAAGGAAAGAATAAAAGCAGCAGAACTTTTAGGAAAAAGACACGCTTTATTCACTGATAAAACTAAAATTGAAGGGACTTTACCAGTTATGATTGTTGGTGAAGATGATTTAGATGAGTAAATTTATAAAAGTAAGTTTACCTCAAATCGTCGGAAAGGGATATAAATCGTTTTGGAACTTCAAGGGTAGGTATAAGGTAGTTAAGGGGTCAAGAGCTTCAAAAAAGAGCAAGACAACAGCTCTATGGATAATCTATAACATGATGAAATATAAGAATGCTAATACTCTTGTTGTGAGAAAAGTTTTTAGAACTCTGAAAGATAGTTGCTATTCAGATTTAAGATGGGCTATTAATAGATTTCAAGTTCAAGACTACTGGGAATTAAAAGAAAGTCCACTTGAAATGACGTACAAACCAACTGGGCAAAAGATTTTATTTAGAGGTTTTGATGATCCATTGAAAATTACATCAATTTCAGTTTCTGTTGGTAGTTTATGTTGGTGCTGGGTAGAAGAAGCCTATGAATTAACAAATGAAAAATATTTTAATATGCTTGATGAAAGTATTAGAGGAGTAGTGGAAGAACCTCTATTTAAACAGATAATCATTACTTTAAATCCTTGGAATGAAGGGCATTGGATTAAGGCTAGATTTTTTGACAGAGAAGCAAAAAATATACTAGCTTTAACTACTAATTATTTTTGTAATGAATGGTTAGATGAAACAGATAAAGAATTATTTGAAGATATGAAAATACGTGACCCTCGCAGATATCAAGTTGCAGGACTTGGAAACTGGGGAATAGTAGATGGACTTGTCTATGAAAATTGGCAAGAGTTAGAGTTTGATTGGAGAGAAATTTTAAATAAAAGACAAAAAGCAAAAGCAGTATTTGGGTTAGATTTTGGATATACAAATGACCCTGCTGCTTTTTTTTGTGGAATATTGGATCAGGAACAAAAAGAAATTTATGTTTTTGATGAAATATACCAAAAAGGGATGCAGAATACAGCTATTTACAGCAATATAGAAAAATTAGGTTTTAAAAAAGAAATTATAGTAGCTGACAGCGCAGAGCCAAAAAGTATAGACCATTTAAAAGGTTTAGGACTTTACAGAATAAAGGCATCTAAAAAAGGGAAAGATAGTATTAATGCTGGAATACAGTTTATCCAAGACTTTAAAATTTTTATCCATCCTAGATGTGTAAATTTTTTAACAGAAATTTCCAACTATGCCTGGGATAAAGATAAATTCGGAAAGTCAATAAACAAACCCATAGATGATTTTAACCATTTGATGGATGCCATGAGATATGCACTGGAAGATTATATGAGAAATAACTCTGTAAGAACAATAGATAGAAACAGTCTTGGAATAAGATAGGAAGGAGGATTAATGGATGTACAGGAATTAAAAGAAGCACTGGAAGCCTTTATAAAAGATGAGCTACCAGAGTTGCAAAAAATGGAAGATTATTACAGTGGAAAACATAATATTTTAAACAAGAAAGATAGAAGTGATAAGAAAAAAGATACTAAATTAATTAATAATTATCCTGAGTATATCACAACTATTGCAACAGCCTATTTCTTAGGAAAACCAATAGCTTATGCTTTACAAGATGATAAATTAAAAAAAGATTTTGAAAAACTATCCGAATATTTAGCAACAGAAGAAGAACAACAAGAAAATTTTGAGCATGCTTCTAATTTAAGTGTGTTTGGAAAGTCTTATGAGCTTTGGTATATGGATGTAGATAAGACTATTGGAAATATAGTTGTGGATCCAAGAGATTGTTTTATTTTAAGAGATAAAACAGTTAAGAAAAATATAATAGCTGCTGTTAGATGGGATAAAAGTAAAAATGAGGAAAATAAATGGGTTTATAAGCTAGAAGTTTACGATAGTACAAGTGTTACAACTTATGAATATATTAATGATAGTGATAAAAAAGAAGTTCCAACTGTAAAGGGAGAAACTAAATTACATGGATTTAATCAAGTTCCAATTATTGAATTTTTAAACAATAAAAGGGCTAATGGAGATTTCAAAAATGTAATTTCTTTGATAGATGGTTACAATGAAGCAACTTCTACTGCTATTGATGATATGAAAGATTTTACTGATGCATACTTAGTTTTAATCAATATGGGCGGAACAGATGAAAAAACACTAGAAGAAATGAATAAAAATAAGGTTATGCTTATTAATGAACAAGGAGATGCTAAGTGGCTTGTTAAACAAGTTAATGATGCTTATGCTCAAAACAATAAAAATAGATTGAATCAGGATATTCATAAGTTTTCTATGATACCAGATATGCAGGACAAGGAGTTCTCAGGAAACAGTTCAGGAGTTGCACTTGGATATAAATTATTGGCATTAGAACAATTATCCGCACAAAAGGAAATGTATTTTAAAAAGGCTATTAACCAAAGATTACAACTTATGATAGATTTTTATAATTTAAAAATTAGTCCAAAGGATATTCAAAAAGTTTTTACAAGAAATATTCCTAAGAATTTAGTTGAAGCAGCAGATACAGCTCAAAAATTACAAGGAATAGTATCACATGAAACTATCTTATCTACTTTGCCTTTTATAGAAGATGCAAAGGTTGAACTTGAAAAAATAAAAACAGAAGAAGATATCAATACAGAAAAAGATATGAATACACCTTTTGGAGCTGGTGCTAATGGCTCAAAAGAATAGAGATTATTGGGAAGAAAGGCAAGTTAAAAGAGAAGCTAAGGCATTTACTACTATACAAGATATTGAAAAAGAGTATAAGATTGCACTTGAAAAGGCTAAGCAAAACATAAATAAAGAGCTTAGTAGAATTGGTACAACTTATATGAAAGATAATAATTTAAGTTATCATGAAGCTTTGAAACTTTTGAAAGGCGATGAATATAAGGTTTGGAAAAAAGATTTACATGACTATATGAAAGAATATAACAAACTTTTAAAAACAGCACCTTTGGAAGCTAAAAAGTTATATTTAGAAATTGAAACCTTATCTGCTAGAAGTCGTATGAGCCACTTAGATAGTCTTAGAGCACAAGTTGATATGGAAATGGTAAAACTTATCTTTGGAGTTGAAGATAGTGCTAAGAATGCTTTAACATCAGTTTATAGAGATACCTTTATAGAAGTAACGAAAGATTTAGGAATTAATGCTATCGTAAGTAGAGATAAAATAAAAGCTGTTTTAGATAGACCTTGGAGTGGTGCAAACTTCTCTGAAAGAATTTGGAGTAATACTAATAAATTGGCTCAAACTGTAAAACAAGAAATAGTTAACGGAATGATACAAGGTATTAATTTACAGACTATGACTAAAAGAGTTTCTGAAAGATTTGAAACAGCTAAAAAAAATGATGTTGAAAGACTTTTAAGAACAGAAGTTAATTATACTTTAAATCAAGCTACTTTGGACGGGTATAAAGAAGCAGGAATAGAAAAATATGAGTTTAGTGCTACATTAGATAGTAGGACCAGTCAAATTTGTTCAGAGTTAAATGGAGAAATATTTGAAATTAAAAAGATTGCTGTAGGTTTAAATTATCCTCCAATGCATCCAAGGTGCAGAAGTACAACTATCCCAATTATTGATTATGAAAGTTTAATCAAACAAGGTAGAGAAGAAATTGAGGAGAAAGACATTGGTGATAATGATAAAGAGGCATTGACAGATAACGAAAATAAAGATACAATAAAAGAAAAAGACACTTTTGAAAAAGCAATAAAAAAAGTATTAGAACATGGTAAAAGAACTGGAAATGAAGGTTTAATGTGGTTAGACTTACAAGGAAATGAAATTATTCCATTTGCTACCGGAGATAAGAGTTCAGTTGGAATTAGTAAAAGCACAGTAGATTTCCTTAGTTCTTTGAAAGAAAAATCAGTTATATCCTTGCATAATCACCCAAGAAGTACCTCGTTTTCTGATGCCGATATGAATGTTGCTTGCAGATTACCTTGTGTAAAAGAAATGAGAGTTGTTGGGCATAATGGTATAAAATATTTTTTAGAAATCGGTGATGGAGATAGACCTTCAGTATTAGAAATACATGTTGAATATGAAAAAATTAAGAAGGATCTAGCACCCAAGTATATTGAGTTATATAACAAAATAAAAGATGAAACAGAAACGATGAGGGAGTATACACATGAACTTAATGATATTATAGCTCAAAAATTTGGTTGGAAATATAGGAGGGAAAAATGAAAGAAAAAGAAATATTAATACCTGATGAACAAATTATAGATTATTCTTTATCTGAAGATGAGCAAAAAAAGAAATCAGAAGAACGCTTTGAAAAAATAGAACAAGCCTTTAAAGAATTAGGAATAGATAAATAAATTTAATATTTTTAAAGAGCACTTAGTTTAAAAACTAGGTGCTTTTTTATTGCAAAGAAAGGAGATACTGTGAAGCATTTACTAACGATTATTCAAGCAGGATTAATATTAGGTAAAATATTTGGTTGGATAAATTATAAATGGGTTATTATTCTATTACCATTGATAATTTATTTTGGGATATTAATAATATCTTTTATTGTTATTGGAATAATATCATTTATTGAACATCTTAAATTGAATAAATTACTTAAAGAACTTAAAGTAAAAAAATAAGTTTGTCGTACTGGAGGACATAAAACACCTGGATAAAATATAGTCAAACAGGACTTTAAACAGGAGGATAAAATGAAAAGATTTAAACTTAATATTCAACAATTTGCAGAACCAGGAGAACCAAAAACATTTACTCAAGAAGAAGTTGACAAAATGATTGAAACTAGACTTAAAAGAGAAAATGAAAAGTTTGAGAAAACTAAAAAGGAACTTGAAAGACAGCATAATGAGTCTATTGAAGATTATGAGGAAAGAATTAAAAATGCTAATCTTACTGCAGAAGAAAAGCACAAAAAAGAAATTGATAAGATTCAAAAAGATTTGGATGCAAAGAATGCTGAACTTACAAAGATTAAAACAGATGAAATAAAAAGAACTACATTAGCAAAATATAAAATGCCTGATAAGTTTTTAGATAGAATTAGTGGAGTTACAGAAGAAGAAATAGAAACATCTGTTAAAGGTTTTGCAGAAGCAATGGGAGAATATGTAAAAGGACTTGGTGCTAGTGGAGTACCAGGAGCAATGAATGGTGGAAGTAATGGAGGAGCTGATAAAAAAGCTCAATTAGAAGAATTAAGAAAAAAAGCTTTTGAAAGTGGTTCTATTGAAGATAGAGCTAAATATACAAGAGCTAAGCAAGAATTTGAAGAACAAAATACAGGAGGTAATGAATAATGGCAAATATAGACAACAAATTACATTCAGGAAATCAATTTATTTCAAATGATATTTTAGAAGAATTACAATTAGTAAATCCTAATGTTTCTCCTATCATATCTCATATTTTAAGAGGTGGAAGAGTAGATAAAACTAACTCTACTACTATTGAATGGGTAGATCATTATGAAAGAAAAGTATCATCAACTTTAAAAAAGGCACTGGCAACAGCTGACACTGAAATTCAAGTAGTAGATGCTGACATATTAGTAAAAGATGCTTTGCTATCTATTGGAGACGAAATAGTAAAAATTACTAATGTTAAAACTGATAGTAAAGCTGATATTACAAGAGGTTATGCTGGGACTACTGCAACAACAGGAAATATAGCAATAGGGACTTTGGTGCAAAGTTTAGGTATAGAAATGGAAGAAGGAGGAGAATTAAAGGCTTCAACTGTTAGATTGCCAGTTCATATTACAAATAATACTGGAATTATCTATGAACAATATAAAGTTACAGAAACAGCAAAACACTTAAATCCACATGGACAAGGTGGCTTATCTGTAAGAGAATTGGAATCACAAAAGAAAAAAGATGAATTATTAGGAATTATGGAAAATAAATTTTTAAATGGAGTAAAATTTACAAATGGAAATTTAAGAATGTCAGGTGGAGTAAAAGCATTAATTAAAGAACATGGAATAGTTATAGATGCTAACAATCAACCATTCTCATTGGATCTTTTAGACAAAGTCGTAAAAGCAATAGTCGATAAAGGTAATCCAGGAGCAGCAGATTTAAAAGCTGGATTCTATTCTTTATGTGTACCTTATACAATTTTAAGAAGTATTAATAAATTGAATAAAGATACTGTTAGAACAGATATAACTGAAAAAATAACTGGAACTAAAATAGAAGAAATAGTTACTACATCTGGTACTGTATCTGTATTTCCAGCAACTTCATTAGCAGAAAATGAGTTTATATTAATGAACTTAAATGAAGCTAGAATAAAACAATTATACCCAATTAAAGAAGAAGTTGGAGCTAAGACAGAATTAGCTGATAATTATTTCTTACATGGAGAATATGCACATCAAATAACTAAGTTACCTTTCCAAGTGCATGTTAAAAATGTAAAAATATCATAGGAGGTTGTAATGGCAAAAGATACTAAAAAAGAAAATGAGGTAGAAGAAATAACTACTGTTGAAGCAGCAAAAGAAACAACTTTTAAGTCTAGTTATAAAAATTTAATTATAGCTGGAACTTCTATTCAATTCAAAGATGGAATTTATTCAACATCTGATGAAACTGAAATAGAAATTTTAAGAAATAATAACCTAGTGACAGAGGCAGAAGAATAAAAACTCCTGCTTTTTTCATATTTGGAGGTTAAATATGGAAGAACTTTACAATAAGATAATTAAAAAAGTGAAAGAATTAACAATTATTAGCGATGAGGCTAAGTTAAAAATTCAAGTAACTATTTTAGTTAGAAAATCTTTAAACTTTATGAATAGAGATGATTTTCCAGTTGAGCTCATAGAACCATTTGCAGAACATTTAGCATTAAAAACTATTGAAGAAACTGAAATAAAGGGCAATATTTCAAAAGTTACTGAGGGAGATACCACAATAGAATATAACACAAGTAGTAACGCTACTGATGAAATGTTTTTATCTTTAAAAAGCCAATTATTTAGGTTTAGAAAGGTTGGTACTGTATGAATATTTTAGATAAATTACATAATGATAGAGTTACAGTTATTAGATCTGTTGCATTTACTGATGAGTATGGCGGAGCTTTTGAAAAATATGTTGAAGTTTTAAAAGATGTCCATTGCAGATTATCACAGAAATGGTTGAGAAGTGTTATACCAGGACCAGTCAATAGTAGTTCACAAGAATATAAGTTGTTTGTTGGTTTGGGTGTAGATATAAAGCAAAATGATTTACTAAAAGTTACAAGAAAAGCAGATGGGACTATTTATATGTTCAAAGCCTCTAAGCCTTTGGCTTATAACATCATAAAGCACAAAGAAATAGTCTTAACAGAAGTATCTGAAAATGAGGTAGATTATGGAGCTTAAAGGATTTAAAGAATTTGACAAAATTCTTGATGAAATAAAAACTCAAGCTCCAAAATCTACTGAAAGATTTTTAATGTTGCAGGCAGAAGAATTAAAGAAAGATGTTAAAGATTTAACACCAGAGGATACTGGAACCTTAAAGAATTCTTGGCAAAGGGAAAATGGAAGAAGATTAACTGGTAAAAAATTTACTCAAATTGTGTTTAACATGACTGACTATGCAGCACATGTTGAGTATGGTCATAGGCAAAAAGTAGGGAGATACGTCCCTGCTATTGGCAAAAAGTTAGTAACACCTATCGTTAGGGGTAGATTTATGCTTAGAAGAGCAGTGGCTATGAGACAAATTAAATTCTATAAAGATTTAAAAAATTTTTATGGAGGATTGATAAAGAAATGAAATGGGTAGATATAAGGAATGCATTAAATAAGATTATTTCTGAAAAGTTAAAAGTAAACCCATACAGTGAGGATATAGATAATATCAAAAAACCTTCTTTTTATATAGATTTAGTTAGTTATAAAAAAGAATTTAACTCTGAATATAGAGAGCTAAAAACAATAGATATTGATATTATCTATTTTCCAAAGACCAATGGAAAGCTTACTAATACTGAAATATTAGAGAATTTAGAAAACTTAGATAATGCTTTGGAAATAGAAGGTAAAAAGGTTTTACATGTACTTGATAGATTCCTAACTCTAAGAAATACAGATATAAAAATTGTAGATAGAGTTGGTCATTATGTGTTTACACTAAGTCTATATGATTTATATGGAAAACCTTATGATTATAAACTTATGAAAGATTTGGAATTGAGATTTAAAAAAGGAGGTAGCAATTAATGGGAAATGAAGTAGGACAAATAAAAGCTAGTCCAAACATTAATATAGAGTTTAAAACTCTTGCAACAACTGCTATTCAAAGAAGTGAAAGAGGTATAGTTTGCTTAATATTAAAAGATACTAAGAAAACTGTTAAATGGAACACTCTAAAAACAATAGCAGATTTGAAAGAAAAAGAGTGGGATGCTAAAAATGTTAAGTACATAAAATTAGCAATGCACTACGGAGCTAAGAAAGTATTAATAAGAGTACTGCAAACTGGAGAAAATATAGATGATGTACTTGGTGAATTTAAAGAAAGAAAAATGCATTGGTTAGCATATCCAGGAGCAGAGCAAGCAGATGACCAAAAACTTGTAACTTGGACTAAGCAAGTATTTGGAAATGATGGAGCAATAGGAAAAACTGTTAAATATGTATCTAGCTTTGCTAATAATACAGACCATGTTGCAATAGTGGAGCTCGGAAATAGAGAGTTTAAATCTATATATGGAGAATTTACAGCACAAGAATATACTGCGGCAATAGCAGGGCTTATAGCAGGAATGCCTATTAATCGTTCTGCAGATAACTTTGTTATGTCAGATTTGATTGAAGTAGATTACTATGAGCCAAAACTTGGTAAATTCTCTCTATACAATGATGATGAAAAGGTTAGAGTTAATTATGGAGTAAACTCAAAAACTACTTTTGATAGCACTTGGAAAAAGGATACAAGAAAAATCAAAATAGTTGAGGGAATGTGTTTTATAACTGATGACATAAGAGATACATTTAAAAATTATTGGTTAGGAATTTACATAAATGACTATAACAATAAAATGAATTTCTGCTCTAATGTCACTAAGGTTTATTTTAAAGAAATGGCTCCAAATGTTTTATCTGGTGACTATGATAATAAGATTGAAATAGACTTAGAAGCACAAAAGAGATTAATTGTTTTAGATGGAAAAGACCCAGAAGAAATGACAGAAATGGATATTTTAAAATATCCATCTGGAGATGATGTATTTTTAACTGGTGATGTTAGGTTTGCAGATACTATGGCAAATCTTAGCTTGGTTATAAAGATGTGATAGGAGGTAAAAATGGCAGATACAACTATAAGAGGATATCATACCATTGCTGGAGCACATGGGACTCTTTGGATAGATAATGAAAAAATAGCTGAATTTACAAAAGTAAATGCAAAAGTAACAGCAGATAGAAAAGATGTACAGTTAGGCTTATCTGTGGATAGTAAGATTGTAGCTTTAAAAGGGGAAGGTAGTGTTACTCTTGAAAAAGTGTATTCAAGAGGTAAAAAGATACTTGAAAAATTGGTAAAAGGGAGAGATGTTAGAGTTAGAATTATAACTAATCTAGCGGATCCAGATACACCAGGAAAGCAAGAAGAAAGAATTTCTTTAGATAATGTTTGGTTAAATTCAATAGACTTGATCAACATTACAAGGGGAGAAATTGTTGAGGAAGAGTATCCATTTGGATTTACTCCAGAAGATTTGAAATATGAAAACAATATAAAATAGGAGGATTAGATGTTAGTTACTGCTGAAATGCTACTTGAAAATAGTAAAAAAATAAATAATGAGGAAAGAAAAAAAGTTAAAATTCATATAAAAGAACTTAATGGAGAGATTGAATGCGAGCTGCTAAACAAAGAAGATTACTTAGATTTAATCTTATCAAAAGAAAAAGATAAAGATTTAGAAGTTATATACAATTCTTGCCCTATTTTTAGAGATGATAAACTAATAGATAATTTAAATTGTAGATCTAAACCAACACAAGTTGTAGCAAAAGTTTTAAAGGATCCAACTGTGTATAAGTTAGCAGATTTTATTTTAACTGTTTCTGGATATGGAGAAACTGATTTAGTTAGTTTAGTTGAAGAAACAAAAAACTAATAGAGAGCGACTGGAAATTAAGTACAGTCGCTCATTACTTGAATAGAGGGCATACATTAGAAGAACTTAGGAAACTTTCTGAAAAAGATTTATTTTATATGTATCTTTTAAAAGAATAATGATATAATATTGAATATTAAATTCATTTTAGGAGGAAAGGTTTATGAAAAAAATTTTATTAATGTTGTTTATTTTCGTTTCTGTTATTTCTTTTGGAAGTGTTAAAGTTATTAATGGTAAAAATCCAGATGAAAAAAGCATAATTTATAAAGATAATACTTGTATTTTACAATTAGATTATAAAAAAACTGACTGTACCTCAATAAGTATAAAGACATCTAACTTTGCAAGTGAAGTAGAAAATGAAATAGGTTTTATGATTGATAGCGGATATAATAGAACTCTTAAATATAAGATCCAAAAGGATAAAAAAACTATAACTTGTAGTTCAGATAGTGCTATAGATGGAGAAATAATAAAAAACATATCCTATGACATGGAAAAGGGATACTTACTTATGGTAGATTATGTAGATAAAGATGATAAATTAGTGGCTAGGAATATAAAGTTAGCTGAAATTCAAAAAGCAATAAAAGAAGTGAAAGCTAGTCAATTAAAAAATTAATTGAAAAACTAGAAATTAAGAGGAGTATAAAAACTCCTCTTTTTTATTTGGAGGTGAGATTTTGGAGCATGTATTAAGTGCTAGATTAGAGCTTAAAGATAAATTTACATCTGTAATATCAAAAGCAGAAAAAGGACTTGCAGGGCTTTATCAAAAAGCTAAATCTATGAACTGGGAAAAAGTTAATAGCGGGCTTAATAAATTTGGAGCAGTTGCTATTGGAGGGCTTGCTGGAATAGGTGCTATTGCTGGAAGTTCTTTAACTGCTTTTGCAGATTTAGAGGACCAAGTTAAAAGAAATAAAGCTATCATGGGAGCAACAGCAGCTGAAGAAAATATGTTAATGGCTCAAACAAGAGAACTTGGAAGAAGTACAAGATTTACAGCACAAGAAGTAGCACAAGCACAAATGTATCAAGCAATGGCTGGGATGAAAACAAACGAAGTATTGGAAATGACACCAAAACTTTTAAAACTTTCTATCGCTTCTGGTGAAGATTTAGCAAGTACATCTGATATTCTTACAGATAACTTAACAGCATTTGGACTAGAATTAAAAGATGCAGATCACTTTATGGATGTTATGGCTGCAACTGCTAATAACACAAATACAAGCATTGCACAACTAGGAGAAGCATATAAGTATGTAGCATCAACTTCAAGAAATTTTGAAAGTATGGAAGAAGTGAATATTTTACTAGGAGTTTTAGCTGATAGCGGACTTAAAGGTTCTATTGCTGGAAGAAATTTAGCCGCTATTTATACAAGACTTTCAAAAGCTACTCCTGATATGGAAAAAGCTATGAAAAAAGTAGGATTAACTCTTTACGATAATAATGGAAAATTTAAAGGACTTAGAAAAATTATAGAAGAGGTAAAACCTATCTTAGCAAGAATGACAGAAGAACAAAGAAACTACTGGATATCAACAATAGCGGGTTCAGAGGGGATGAAAATTTTTGCTAACTTGCTTGGAGCTTCAAAAGAAGAATTAGAGAAAGCAGAAAATGCCATAAAAAATGCTAAGGGTGCAACAGACAGATTTGCAAATGAAATGAGTGGTGATACAAAAGATAAGATGGCTCAATTTAGAAGTGCTGTTGAAGATTTAAAAATATCTATTGGAGCGGGTTTAGCACCAACAGCAACTGACTTTATTAATAAATTTATAGATAAAATGGCTGAGTTAAATTCAAAAGGTACTTTTAATACTGAAAATGTAGAGGCTTATTTTAATAGAATATTTGCTCTTACAGCAGAGGCTATAAAAGGTTTTGCAGCATTAAAAGTAGCAGCTATGTCAGAACAGATTTTTCCTGGTGCTGGGAAATATATTGCTACTGGATATTTAGCATACAGGGCTGGTAAAGCAGTTGGTAATTGGGCAGGAGAAAAAATAGGAAGAATCAGTAATAAATGGGATTTAAGAAAAGAGTATATAGATAAAGGTTACACTTGGGATGAGGCTAATGCACAAGCTGAAAAAGATATAGAAACAATGGATTTAAGAAACAGTAAAACAGAAAATGATGAGAAGCTGAATTATATAAAGCAAAGAATGTTTGAAGAAACACTTAGAGCAAATAAAAATTCTGGAAAAGGAATAGAACAGTTAGCGAAAGAAGCAGAAGAAGATTTTAAAGAAAGAAGAAGAATTGCTAAATTAAGTCCAGAAGAATTAGCAAAAGAAGAGTCCTTAATGAAAAATAAAACAGTTGACTCTTTAAATAGACCTCTTGGGACAATAAATATAAGCCAAAAGACAGACCTAGAAAAAGTTAGCGATAAATTAGGTCTTAAATCACCAGTAGCAGCAATACCTAATAATTTTTCGCCACAGGTTAATGTAGAAATAAATAAGAAAAAAGAAAAACCAAGTATAAATCCTAATTATGATAGATTAACTTCAAAATTAATTTCTACTATTGAAGAACAAAGAAAAAATGCAAAAACAATAGTAGAAAATAAAAATCTAAATTACATAGTTAAACCTTCTGAGAAAACAAAAGTTCCAGAAGCTAAAAATAGTAATAATAATATTAAAGTACCACCTCAAAATGTAACATTTTCACCTCAGGTAAATGTTAATATGGGGGGAGTTGTAATAAAAAATGAAGCTGATGTAGAAAAAACTGCAGAAATGTCTAAGCAAAAAATAATTGCAGAATTGAGAAATTTTGTACAAATAACCAAATAAGGAGATGATGTTATGAGACCAACATTTATCCTGGTTAAAGATAGCACTAATACTCCTTTTTTCTTTGTAGTACCGCCATTGGATTTAAGGATAGAGAGTGAGCAGGATTTACAAATTATAAGAATAATTGATTTAGGAGAAAAGACATTAATTGGAAATAGAAAAGCTGAAAAGATTAGTTTTTCTACATTTTTTCCAAGTATGAAATCTCCTTTTTTTAGTTATATTCTTTCTACTACTCCTAGTAACTGTATGGAAACTTTAAAAAAGTTAAAGAATGATAAGGAAAAATTAACTTTAATTATTCCAGAGTTTAATATTTTCTTTAAATGCTATATCCAAACTTTATATTTTTCTGTTACTGAAAGAACAGGAGATATAGATGTAGAAATAACTCTTGTAGAGATAGAGAAAAACAAAACTCTAACAGATGTAGCAAGAGGACTATTAGAGAGGTAAATATATGGAAAAAGTAAAGATTTATGTAAATGGAAAAGAATATAAAAATATATTTACTAGGGTTATTTGGAGTGGAGCTATTCACGGAACTGCAAGGAAATTAGAAGTTGAGTATCTAGGAGATATCATAACCAATATTGGAGATGAAATCATATTTTCTTATGAAGATGAAAAATTGTTTTATGGTAAAGTTTTCCAGCATTCTAGGAAAGGTGAAACTGAAATAAAAAGTTTTTATGCATACGACAATTCTATTTATCTGAATAAAAATAACTTTGTTAAAAACTTTTTTCAGAAAAAACCGTCAGAAATATTAAAAGAAATCTGTGGGGAACTTAATTTAAAAGTAGGTAAAATTCCAAAAGATGAAGTTACTTGTACTTATCCTGCCATTGATAGAAGTGGATACGAAATTATATTGAATGCATACACTATCCAGCATAGAAAAAATAAAAAGATTTATTCTATTGTTAGTAATGAACAAGCAATAGATATAGTTGAGCAAGGTACTTATACAGATGTTCTTTTAACAAGTGCAGATAACATTTCAACTTCTTCTTATGAAGAAAGCATAGAAAATATGATAAACCAAATTGTTATCTATAAAGTAGAAAAAGAGAAACAGCAAATACTTAATAAAATAGAAAATGCAGAAGATAAGAAGAAATTTGGATTATTTCAACAAGTTATGGAATATGAAAAAGATGTAGATAATATAACAAATGCTAAGGATATGCTAAAAAATGTAGAGAAAAGTGCAAGGATATATTGCTTAGGAAACATCTTAATCCAAGCTGGATATAACATTGGAATACAAGAACCTCACACTGGACTAATTGGAAGTTTCTTAGTTAAATCTGATACTCATATTTTTGAGGGAGAAACTTATTTCTGTAACATTGAGTTAGCTTTTGAAAATGTTATGGATAAAGTGCAATTTGAAAATAAAGAAAAAGCTAAGAAAAACAAAAAGAAAAAGGGTAAAAAAGTAAAGAAGAAAGATAAGATAGATGAATTATTTCCAGAAGGGTGGGATAAAAAGAAATGAGTGAATTAGGAAGTTTAGTAGGAGAAATGATAGCACAAGCAACTAAGGGAAGTCCCATTATAAAAGCTACTGTTGAAACTCCACCACCAAAATTGACTATTAAATTTGATGGACAAACTATACCTAGCGAGCAGATATATTGTAGTAATTACCTCTTACCACATTATCATAGAGATTACACTATTGATGGAATTATTGATAATATTGAAATTAATGTATCTAATTATGATTATGATAATACAACATCTGATACAATGGGGCACGGTATACCAAAATTAACTGGAAGTGGAAAATATAGGGGTAGTGGTATTTACAAAACCCATAAAGATATTTGGCTTGAAGATACTTTAAAAAAGGGTGATGAAGTGTTAGTTGTAGTTCTAGGAGTATATTATGTAGTTGTTACAAAAATAGTTAAAATGCCTAGTGGAGCAATAGAGGGGGTGTAATGTGGAAAAAGATTTCAATATTTTTCTTGAAAAAGCTGAAACAGAAGTTGAAGAAATGCCGACTTTTAAGGAATATGCTATTGACTTTAAAACTGGAGAATATATAAAAGATGAAAATAACAATATTAAAGTTTTAGAGAAAAATGAAGCCTTAAAAGTATGGATATTTAAAGCATTGAAAACTGAAAGATTTAGATATGCTGATGTACATAGTGATAATTATGGAAGTGAATTGGAGACTAACATCGGTACTATCTATCAAAAATCTGTAAAAGATGCATTAATGATTAATCAAATAAGAGATACGTTGTTAGTAAATCCATATATTTTAGAATGTTATAATTTTGACATTTCTAATGAAAATGAGTATGTTCCACAGATAACCTTTAATGTTAAAACGGTGTATGGAGAACTAGAAATGGAGGTGTAAAGTGAAAGATAGAATAGAATTAAGAAATAATTTTCTGGATAATCTTAAGAATCCACTTTCAAAAATGGAAGGTACTTTCAATTTTGATATTGCTGCCACTTTTGGAATTACAGCAGAAGAAGTATACAGAGAATTAGAGTTCTGGGAAAAGCAGACTTTTATTGATACTGCAACAGAAGATGAATATGTTGATAAACATGCCTTAATGTTTGGAGTAAAAAGGAGATTAGGAACTAAGGCAAAAGGTACTGTAAAAGTAACTGGAAAAGCAAACTCTATTATAGAAGAAAATACAATATTTTTAAACAGAGATGGGATAAAGTACAGATCTTTAAGGAAAGAATATTTAAGTCCAACTGGAATTGCAGAAATAGAAATAGAATGCTTATCTGAAGGAAAAATAGGTAATGCTGCAATAGGAGAAATTACAACTTTTGAAATTCAAAACAGTAACATTTATTCGGTTATAAATGAAAAAGAAATTATAAATGGATATGATAAAGAACCTAATTCTGTATTAGTTGCAAGAGCTAAGGAAAAAGTTACAAGACCTGCTCACAGTGGAAACATCTATGATTATGAGCAGTGGGCTAAACAAGTTGATGGAGTTGGAAAGGTATTAGTAAAACCTCTTTGGAATGGAAATGGTACTGTTAAAGTTCTAGTTGCTAATTATAATAATGACATAGCTGATTCATCTCTAATTCAAAAAGTTAGGGAAAGAATACAGAGAGATGATGGAAGACCAATTGGAGCCGATGTAACTGTTGATAGTTTTACTGCTAAAAATATAAATGTAAATATACAAGTTATATTGAAAACAGGATATACTTTATCTAATGTAAAAGAAAAAATTGAATCTCTTTTAAAAGCTGTAATAAAAACTGGAAGTGCTACATTTGAAAAAGCTAATAAATCTATATTATCTATTAATCGTTTAGAGAAAGTTATTTTAGAAATAGAGGGAATAAATGACAACTTTGTAAAAGTAAATAATTCAAATTCCAATTTAGAAATAGCAGAAGATGAGATATTGATAGTCGGGACAGTGGTTATAAATGAGTGATAGATTAATTGAAAAAGTGTCTAAGATAGTTAGAAACAATTTACAAAAAGATTTAATTAGAACTTTAGATTTGATGTGTGATTATGTTAAAAATGATATACAAAAATACAAGGAGCTATTATTTATAGCTTTTTTTAATGAGCAGCAAGTAGCAAATTATGAAAGATTTATGGAATTAGATTATAAAAATGGATGGAGCTTACAAGATAGAAAAGACAGAATTATTTATACTTTACTATCAAAAAATATCTTTACCCCGCAAGTTTTAAAGGAACAAGCCAAAATATTCACAAATGGAGAGATTGAAGTTGTTGAGGATTATGGAAACTATTCTTTCATAATTAAATTTACTTCTATTGTAGGAATACCACCAAACTTAGATAATTTCAAGAATTTTATTTATATAAGTAAACCTGCTCATTTAAATTTCAGTATTGAATTTAGATATAACACACATAACCAGGTAGCTTATTTATTACATAATTCTTTAAAATTAAAAACTCACAAAGAAGTTTATGACACTAGATTATATGAAGATAATGAAGTTATTGGAAAGTATCATAAACATATAGAGATAAGTAATTTTAAAAATGATGAACTAAAAGCTAAAACTCATAAGGAGATTTATGATGAAAGGAGATAGAAATGTCTAAATACACAGAATATCTAAAATTAGTAAAACCAGAAGGAAATGAGTATTATAATGTAGAGCAATTTAATCACAATGCAGAATTAGTTGACAAAGAAACTAAAAAATTAAGTGAAGATTTGGCAAAAGTACAAGAAGGGGCAACAAGAGAAAAAGCTGGTATAGTACAATTTGGCACTGAGGAAGGAAAAGCATTAGAAGGTATGATGTTAGCGAGATTAGCAGGATGTATTGGCTATGATGGAGATATACAAGATGATATAATTAAAAATCCTAATTATATCTACTATGATAGAAATACCAGAAAGATGTATAAGTGTTTAAAACAAAACCAAGATATTTCTGCAAATGTTGCTAATTTTATTCCATTGGATAATAACTCACTTCTTGAGAGATTAGAAAATTTATATAGTTCCTATTCTTTAAAAGATTGGAATATATTAGAGTTTTCTAATAAGCAAGTATTTCTTTCTTTAAGAAAAAGAGTTGATTACTCTGCAAATAAATATATTTATGAACTACCTTTTAAAATATCAAATGCAATAATTTTAGTAAGTTCTGAAGATATAGAAAATCAATTTATGTTTAATGCCGTAATCCTTAATGATTCTGTTGTAGTCAAAAGATGGCCAGCTACAATTTTAGTCTTAGGAAATAATATTGTAAATATTATTATTATGGCTCAAAAAGAATAACTGAGTAATATCTTATATAGACTTATTTTAGTATTATACTTATAGTTAAAATTTAATTATTACATTTTATCCAAGAAAGCCAACTATTGTAGTCTTCTGGTCCTTGATTTATTCTAGTATACATACCAGTAGCACTTATATAAAGTTGTACTTTTCTAGGATAGTTAAATGAAATTAACATACCTGATTTTGAAAAATCAGTGCCAGGCCTATTTTCTAGCAATTTTCCTGACCAAGTTTCTAGTGCTATTGCACAATCTGTATGAATTATATTACAGTCTCCTGTACCTTTGATTTTGATTAAATTTTCTATTCTGGTATTAGAAAATTTATCAACTTATACAAATCTTGGGTTTGGAAAAAGTTCTATTGTTTCTATTGCAAATTTTTGTATAGAAACTATTAGTGTTGCAGGAGTAGCAGGTATTAGAACTGCTAATATTACAACTAATTTTAAAAAGATTATTGCAGTAACATTAACTCCATATATTACACAAGGTCAAAATGATCCTAGTTTAATGACTCAGGTTGCACATAATTCCTATAATTATGTGTTAGAAAACAAAAAGATAAATATATATGCAACAGGTTCTCAAACAATAGAAGTTACTATTTTTGGATTAGTTTAAATTATCTGTGTAATAATTTGCCCCATAAAAGAGTGAGTTAAACTTTTTGTTGGATCTGTTCCAACAACTCTAATTCTATTATTCTCAATAATTAATTGCCCAGCACTTCCATTATTACCAGTAATTGAAGAACGGGAATCATTAACTTTGAAGTTTTGTATTGTTATATGATCAGCTTCAAAGTACTTTAAATCACCTTTTCCTGTTGATGAAATAGCTATTATTAGCAAATTGCTTATTTTTACCATATGGGCTGTATACATTCCTTTTTCTGAAAGTATTTCGCCTTTAAAAGTGGATAAATTTTCTAAACTAAAAAATAATATAATAAACCTATCAAAAACAGGAGGTTTATATATGCGATTAAAAGTTTTAGAAAATTTAAAAAAGGAAAATGTGGAAATTTATTTGGAGTATTTAAACAGTTGCAAAAGCAGTAGCTGGGAAACTTGGGAAACAACATATAAAACTTATTGTAATAATTTTAAATTATTTTTAATTTGGTTTCAAAAGACTTGTAAAAATAGGTTGCTTCTAAGCAAGGATACACTTTTAGAAATGCCCAGCATAATGGAAAGTTATAGGAATTATTGTAGAGAATTGGGAAATAGCAAAAGAACACTAATGAATAAGATAACAGCAATTAGTACTTTTTATGGTTGGTGTGTTAGAAGAAATAAAATTAAATATCATCCATTTAGTGAAAAACTGGACAGATTAAGATTTACAGAAAAAGATAAAGTTAGAAGTTCTTACTTTCTTACAACAGAGCAGATTTTGACAGTTCGCTTATATATGCAGGTTGAAACTAAAAAATATGACCTACAAGATAGGATATTGTGGGAATTGTTTTTAGATAGTGCTTGTCGGATTAGTGCTATTCAAAATTTAAAAATGGAGCAATTAGACTTAGAAAATGGCTATTTTACAAATGTTAAAGAAAAAGAGGGCTATATAGTAAATGCCTTTTTCTTCAAAAAATGTAAAGAGTTGATAAAAGAATGGGTACAGTACAGAGCAGATAATGGGATAGATGTAGAATGGTTTTTTATTACAAAATATGGAAAAATCTATAAACAGATGACACAAGGAGCTATTAGAGGCAGGATAAAAAAACTAGGTAAAATATTAGGAATTGAGGATCTATATCCACATACACTTAGGAAAACAGCTATAAATTTAATAAACAATTTGGCAGGATTAGGACTTGCATCTAGTTATGCAAATCATAGCAGTAGTGGAGTTACAAGTAAACATTATATACAAAAAACAAGTGCTACAGAAATAAGAAATACTCTTATAGTAGCAAGAAAAAAATTAGGTATTTTTTAGTAAAAAAGTATAGAGATTTTTAAATTTATTCAGTTTTTATATTTAAGAAATGCTATTTTGAGTGCTTATCATATAAAATTCTCACTTTTTATATTTAAGAAAAATTATAAAAATAAACTCAAAAGCACAAAATTAAACCTTAAATTCTTTATAAATTTAAAAATCTACACAGAAATAGTATTAAATTTTGAAAGGAGAAATTAATATGAAAACAATTAATTTTTACAAAAAAGAAAAATTGGTCTTTTCTGTTTATGCAGAAAAATTAGAAGATGTTGAAAAGAGTCCTATTTCATATTTTCAAGGATATACCCAAGATATGATAATAACCGACATTACATTTCAATATCCCATATATAAAGATGATATATTAAGGGAAATGACAAGAGAAGAGAAATTAAGGGCAAACATTGAAATAACTTTAGAAGATGGAGAAATTATAAAAGATAAGAAAATAATAAAAGTTCCAAAACCAGCTGGAAACCCAAAATATTTAAGTTGGAACAAAGAAAAAGGTCAATGGGATTTAGATAACGAAAGAGAATATCAGGATTATATAACACTCATTGATGATTTTAAGGCTAAATCATTAGCATATGGTTTTGATTATAAAGTTGACGGAAAAGAACATAGACAAAGGTGCCGTGATAAAGATATTATTTGGATAGCTATGACGGCTTTATTATTATTTTTAGTAAAAACTTTTATGGGGAAAGAAATAAAAAAAACTTGGTATTTTGAAGATGATTATGGAAAAGAAATGGATTTAATGGGCTTTATTCAATTGATGTTTTTTGGAAGTACTTTTATCCAAAGTGTTTATGACACTGAACACTTTTTTAAAACAAAAGTAAATCCAAAAGAGTTGACAAAAGCTGAATTTGAGGGCAAGAGAAAAGAAATACATTCTAAACTTGCTAAAGGCTAATTTAAGAATTAAAGGTAGTTTTATATAGCTGCCTTTTTTTAATGCCTTTAAATGGCAAATTACAAGGTCAGTTTAATAATTTTTTATATAAAGGAGTTGATAAGTATGTATGTTTTATCACAAACCAGTTTGGATAAATTAAAAGGAGTACATCCAAACCTGATAAATTTTTTAAAAGAGTTAATCTTAATAAGCCCTTGGAATTTTAAGATTACAGCAGGAGTTAGGACAGCAGCAGAGCAAAATTTAGAATATCAAAAAGGCAGAACATTACCTGGAATAAAAGTAACAAAAGTAGATGGCTATAAACAGAAATCTAATCATCAGACAAAATTTGATGGTCTTGGTTATGCTGCAGATATTGGAGTTCTTGTAAGAGAAAAAGTAAAAACAACAGTAATAGAAAACGGTAAAAAAGTAGAAAAGATTGTAGAACAATTAGTTTATAAGGGAAGTTGGAAAGATTTCCATTACTATCAAGACATTTACGATACTGCTAAAAAAGCAGGTCTATTAGAAAAATATGGAATTGAATGGGGTGGAAATTGCTGGAAAACATTTAAGGATGCTCCACATTGGCAAATCAAGGGAGCAGATAAGATAGCTTTTAAATAATAAACAGTCTGGCCAGACAGTTATTATAAAAAATTTTTGCCCGGAAGAAGTTTAAAATTTTTGCCGGGCAAGTATTTATGAGTATTTAAAAATTTTAGGAGGTTTTAATTATGAAAGATTTAATTAATCAAGTAGTGGAATATTTAGCAGGTTTTAGTGTTGAGCAATGGATATGGATAGCAGTGGCAGGACTGATTTTAATCTATCTTATTTATAACAGAAAGCAATATGTAAATGTATTTAGACAATCAGTTATTTTTGCAGAAGAAAGTTTCAATCATGGGGAAAATGGAAAGAAATTAGAAGCAGCGGTAAATTTTATACTATTTAGAACTTCTAGTTTACCTTGGATAGCAAGAATTATAATTATTAAATTTATCAGTAGAAAAAGAATGATTGATATTATAGAAAAGACATTACAAAAGTTTTCTGATATTTTTGCTAATGGATATAAAGTAGATATAAAAGGTAATGAAGATGGAGAAAACTAAATTAATCCTGGAACCAATTTCAAATGGGAAAGCAGTTTTAATGCAAGATTATATTTATAGCATTAATGGGTATGATATAAAAGTTTTCAAAGGATTTGTAACGGATGGGGCATCAGTGCCTCATTCTTTACAATGGTTATATAATCCTTATGGTAAATATATTAATGCTGCTGTCGTGCATGACTATTTATATAGTGTTTACAATAATACTGGTATAAATAGAACTCTTTCAGATAAAATATTTAGACATATTATGAAAGAAACTGGTGTTGATAGTAGAATTGTAAGGAAATTCTATGCAGCTGTTAAGTATTTTGGAGCAACATCCTGGAAAAGTAAATTAGAGAACGAGGGATACAAGGATAGAGCTATAATTGATAGAACTAATGAGGCTAAGGAATATTATAATTACTGGAATAAGGTATTAG